GTTTCGGCGGTATAGAGGTTCTTTATGCCAAAGTGATTAAATAGTATCCCTGGTACATTAAGGTAATTATTGCTAAAATTGACATTTGATTTTTAGGAGGTACAAATCATTGGCTGATGATAACAAAAAAGGAAGACGTAATCCGAAACCCGATGAGTTACCTATCGTAAGCATGGATGTAAATAAAAAGATTGCAGGCAGTATCCAAGCTAACATCGATGACTTATATAAAAGCACATATTTTACTAATAATGATAATAGTAAATATATTGACACTGTAAAACGTAGAATGGATGATGACTTAGAAAGTCTCATCGATAAAGCTAAGTCCCATAATGGTGGGACTAATATGGCTGATCTTTATGCTAGAACTCTTGCTAGAAATGATAAAGATCAACTTAATGAAATCAGATCTGCATTAGAAGATGAAACAGTATTAGCAGATATAATGGATATCTACTCTCAAAATGCTCTTGTTAGAGATTTGGATAGAGAGATAGATACTGTTTGTAAGTATATGCCTAAATTAGATGAGGCATTAGATATTAAGAAAGACAATGTATTGTCTGCAGACCATTTCAACGACGATGCTGTTCGTATTAATATTGAAAATGTAAGTGGTGCAACAGATAAAACAGATAGCGATAATAAGTCAGAAGCTGATGGATCAGACTTAGAATTATTTGCTAGAAAATATGACTTAGAAGCTTTTAGAAATGAATTATATTCTAAGACTGCCAAATATGGTGAACAATTTGTTTACATTGTTCCTTATAAAAAAGCTCTTGATAAATTAATGGCTAGAACAGATGGTGCATCCTTATTATCTGAAGAAGGTATCCTTACAGAAGATTCTGTAAATCAAGGTCTTCAATCTATTAATGAGACTTTGAGTTTTGCTTATTCTACTACTGATGAAGATAAGCTAATCTCCTTTGGTGCTAAAAGTGTTTATAATCTAAATGAAGAAACTTTATCTAGTAAAGCTATTGATGGTTTAAATAATAACAATATTGAGTATTCTAATCTAGATATCGAAATAAACAAAACAGGAGTCATTCCTGGTATCATCGTAAAAGAAAATGGTTTAAGACGTATTTTCGATGAAACAGCGGTTCTATTTGGTGAGGAGTCGCTTGGTTCTGCACGCAATGCTTACCTTTCCAACTCTCTTTATTTTAAAAATATTAATAAAAAATTAAAGAAAGCTGCTCAAGGTGGTACTTTGCAAGGACCTACTAGTCTTGCAGATGATGGTTTAAAAGATTTAAATGAACCTACAAAAGCTGCTAATTCTGGTGAGCAATTAGAATTGCCAGGTGCAGTATTTGAGATATTAGAACATGATAGAGTAAAACCTATCTATATCAATAATACTTGTTTAGGATATTACTATATTGAAATGAATGATCCTAATGGTGGTAATGCAGAAGAACAAATGACGTTTACTTCTACATTAGGTGGTATGAGACCTAGAAGAACTGCTAGAGAAAATGAAGCAAATGGTGGTACTTCTACTCAAGATAACGAAGTTCTTATGAAGATTGCTAGAAAGATCTCTCAAAGAATTGATAAGAAGTTTGTCAATGCTAACCAAGACTTAGCTAAAGAGATTTATACAGTATTGAAATACAATGCTGATAATAATGGTAAGACTACTAAACTTCGTATTAGCTTTATCCCACCATCCGATATTATTCATTCTTACTTTGAATTGAATAAGAAAACCCATCGTGGCGTATCCGATATTGTTAAATCCTTATTTCCAGCTAAGCTATACACTTGCTTATATATCTCTAATACAATTGCATTATTGACTCGTGGTTATGATAAACGTTTGTATCATGTAAAACAAACAATTGATACGAATATCACATCTGTACTTCTTAATGTAATTAACCAAATCAAACGTTCTAATTTCAATCTACGTCAGATTGAAAATATGAATAATATCATGAACGTTACTGGTAGATTTAATGACTTGGTAATCCCTCAAAATGCTAATGGTGAATCTCCTGTAAGCTTTGAAATTATGCCTGGTCAAAACGTAGAAGTTAAAACAGAGTTTATGAATATGCTAGAAGAAATGGCTGTAAATCAAACTGGTGTTTCTCTAGAAATGGTAAACAGTAGATATCAAGAATCTACAGCCACTCATCTTACTATGAGTAATTCTAGATTCCTTATTAAGGTTTATGCTAGACAAAAGCTATACGAACCAATCTTATCTGCTATCTATACAAAACTCTATCAATATGAATACAATACGAATTCTATTATCAAAGTAGAACTTCCGCCTCCAATCATGTTGAACTTTACTAATACTTCTCAAATCTTATCGATGTCTCAAGAGTTGATTCAAAACATTGTTCAAATGAAGTTTGGTACTACTCAAAATGAACAAGAAAAATTAGCATTCACATCTTTGCTTATGGAATACTATTATGATTCATTCTTACCAATGGATAAGATTAATGAAATGGCTGATAAAGCTAAGGCTAAAACAGCTGCTGCTAAACCTTATGGTGGTGGAGCAGAAGGTGGAGCTGATATGGGTGGAGGCCAATATTAGTTTCAAATGATCTTTTTAACTAAATAATAATGAGAAAGCTAGTTTCTCGATTACAAAAAGATAGTGTTATATTAAAATAAACCTTTAAAGTGAGTTAATATTTATTTTTATTCTTATCATCTGAAAATCAGAAAAGTTAAATACATTATGACCTTTGTTATTGATTATCGATACTTAAGGTAATTTAGAATATTAATTCATCTCTTCAGGACGTCTTACTTCAACTTAGATAGATTGTAAAGATTAGCATTTTTTCAAACCTTTTACTTTTCCAATGCAATTACTACAATTGAATCTACACTATATCCTCTGTAAGTATTTTATATTACACGACTAGCTTTTTCATATATCTTTGATATAATCAAAATCCCATTATAGAGAAATGGTATTAAATATTTAATAAATATTTGGTCACGAAATAAAAACTTGTTACATAAAAACGCAGGGATAGTTAGTTAATAAGTTTTAATAGTATTCTCATTGCCCCAAGTAATAGATAACAATATAGAGTATAATAAAAATACGTCTAAAATTTTATATAATACGCAAGTGGAAGAAAACTAGCTTAACTTGTGATGCTTGGTTATAAAGAAGATATTTTTCTATTTCAATATAGATATATTTCAAATTTTCCGATGATTCAAGTGATAAAGTTATCGCTTGATATATGTTATTACAAAAAAATATAGAAAACCGTACTTAAAATATTATAAATTTATATGTAAAAAAAGAATTACAAACCCTGAAAGTAATTCGTACTACTATTTTTACGCTAAACAATTTTTACTGCACAAAAAGTTTTGGAGAAGGGATTAATTCCCTTCTCCTGCTTTTTGTGTCAATTCAACAACTTGTTTTAAATTAGGTCTATCTTGGATTAATTGAAGTCTTCTTCTTTCTTCTCTTTCAATCTCTAATAGCTTTTGATTTATATCATGATCTGATAATTGTATTTCCACACAATCAGTTGCTATCTTTCTAAATAAAGGTTTCTTAGAAGCATAGTAGTGTTTTAATGTAGAAAACCCTACATCTACAATATCTATATATCTTGTATTATGAGCTCTTGTTCTGCCAAATGTTTGTTTTGTTAATACAGGAGATTTAAACGGCTCATTAAGAACTATAGTAAGTTCTAATCCCTGAATATCTAAAGCAGCTCCTGCAGACTTTGTAGTTGTAAGAATGATTCTATTATTAAGCTCTCTATTCTTTAATTCTTTTGGAGATAGAGACGAGAATAATCCTATACTAAGATGAGGATAATAGTATTTTATCCAGTAATATGTTCTCATTATAGCATAATTGGTTCCTATATAAATTAAAACCTTTCCCTGAGGAGATACAGTTTGTTCTATCATAACTAATAAGATCTTTAGTATTTTATAATAATTCTCTTGGAATGTAAGATATTCGGTATATTTAATCCTATCAAATCCATATCTATTAGTACAGGCAGATATATCTGTTGGTTTAGGATGGGAATTAAATAGCATAGATATATAACTTGTATGAGGATCTTTGTCTTCATCAAATAAATCAATAGATGGAACTGTCTTAAAGGCAGTTTGGTAAATTCTATTATTAAAGAAATCTGATTGAATAGGAGTAGCTGTTAGGTAATAAGTCTTTGCTACATCTGTAAAGAAGTCTATCATACAGATATTATCAAACCATAAATGCGCTTCATCATAGATCTTAACACCTACTTCTAATCTTTTAAATAAGGCTGATACCATATTCCAACCATATCTCTTAGCAAAAGATTTAATAGTACTATGAGAACATAAAAAGAACTTAATTTTAGATACATCTTTCATACCATTGATTAGTTTTGCTATAGAGCCAACACCAGCTATTGTGTAGATTTCATCATCTCTAAGATTTGTATACTCTTTAATCTTTTCTCTCCATTGATCAATCCAATCTAATGAAGAGGTGATCATCATTGTTCTCATAGAAAGATATGCAAAAGTTACTATAGCAACATACGTTTTACCAACACCTGTATTTAGGTTTACTTGTAATTGAGCAGCTCTTTCATTTCTTTCATATGGAGGCATTCCTAAACAGAATTTAATAGCCTCTTTTTGTTTCTCATCTCTAGGAGTATATTTTAATTTAACCCCTTTAACCATAGCATATTTATCTGGGCACACTTTATGGAAGATATCCCTACCAAAAGATCTTTCAATATAATATTGCTCCATACCAGATGGTAAATAAAGATCTTTATTCTCAGCATCATAATACATACCCTTAGGTTCCAACCTATGGCATACCTTATTAAATACTGCAAACTTACGTTCTATAAACTCATTATCCCCAGGTGTGTAATCGTGGATAATGGTTGTAGTATGACGCATTTCTATTTTACTATTTGAATTATTCATTATAATATTCTCCTTAAACTTAGATTACTATATCGTCTCATTTCTCATATTTATAGTATACAACTAAGTTTACGAATAAAAAAAGAAGGTGGAATTTAATCCACCTTCTTTTATTTTATACCATAGAAGACATAATAGCTTTTTCAACTTCTTTAATAGTTCTATGATGAATCTCCAATGCAAGGATAAGTTTTTGTCTATCAAGATCTAACTTCTTAGCTACCAACTTGATAAATTCTTTCTTATCTTCAGCAGTAAGAGAGATCTTAGTATAAGTTACTTCTTTACCATTTGTATCAATGAATACAAAACGGTGATTATAAATAATTTGATGTAATAGTTTAGCATTATTGTAAAAGGTATCTGTGACTTTTGTATTTATTTTAAATACATGGTCTAGCTCACATAATAATCCTTTAGCAGATAACGCCATAGATTGTTTTTCACAAAAGAAATTAAACATATTCTTCCTCATCTCCAAATACAAAATAACATCTAAATTTTGGCACTAGATTAAATGACAATTTCATTTTTTGGAAATCTAATTTAACGATTTCCTTACAAGCCTTGCTTAAAATATAATCCCTTTCAGAAGAGCTAATAGTCATTTCAGTGAATGCCATTCCATTAGGAAGTGGTTTTTCTAATGCAAGGATTTCATATATCTCTAATGCTATTCTAAAATAAGCCTCATCACCACGTCTTCTATGTTTAAGAGTGTTGGTATGATCATGAGGATCTCTTCTATCGTCAGAAGAGTATTCTTTAGCTTTTTCAAAAGCTCTATGTATAGATGGAATAATAAGCTGATAGAAGCTTCTTACATCAGTAGCTTTTGCATTACCAACTCTACCATCTATTATTTCTTTATAAATCAATATTCTTACCCCTTTACTATTCTAATATCTGGAATCCAGAATCTTTTTACTTCTTCCCCATATACTAATTCTAACCAATACTTAATATATTCACCTATTGCATCTTTAGGTCTTTTATATTTACTTTTCTTTTTAAACATCATCTCAGACCATATATAGTTTTCTAATTCTTTAGATTCTTCAGATAAAAGTTTATCTATTATTCTATAGAAACAAGGCCATCTAGTCTCAAAGAATTTAAAGAATTCTGGTTTTGATATCAGCTTAATTAATTCCTTACCATCATTTGTTTCATATGAAATAGAATCTAATAAGGTTAGATCTCTATATTGTTTCATACAACCATCTATCAATACCTGACCAACAAAATTACATAAGTTAGTTAACCATATTTCTAAATGACATTTTTCTTCACATTCTAAATGCCATTCTATATTTGTTGCTTCTGATAATAGCCTATATTGAATAAGCTCTGCCATTTCATTAACATCACATACCTCATCACTTATTAGTATTCCCCTATCGTCAAATACAGCGTAATTAAACATTTTATTTCCTCCTATTAAAATAAAATCTTCTCTTCTTAAATAAGTTCTCATAGTTATAGTATATAATTATAACAGAATTTTATTTGACATTTAGGTGAGATGGTATTATTGTCCTTTGTTTAACAAATATAAAAGCCTTTGTTAGATATTTAACTTTTAACTTGTTACTCTCCTTAAAAGTGAAATACCTCCTTAAAGAGTTTTCTTACTGCTCTTAGGACCGTCTATAATCTGCACACTGTTATGGACAAACTTTTTCATTATAATACCTAAAAATAACGATAACTATACTACTTATACCTATAATACTTATAAAAAATAATACCATCTCATCTCTAGTCATTTATTTGACTAGAGAGTATTTTACTCTCAGTAACCCAGAAAAATACCTTTAAAAACAAAAAAAAATAAAGGCGGATATTAACCGCCAGGAATTGATCCACCTTTATTTTTTGAAGAGCGACTAGCAATTAGTATAATTCATCATCGTCGTCTTCTTCTACTTTTTTATTAATGCTTCGGAATTTACGTTTGATGTAATCAGCTTCTGCTTTTTCGCGAATCTCTTCACGAAGTTTAGCTTCTGCTTTTTTTGCTTCCTTTTGCATTTTTGCTTCGACTTTAATTTCGTCGAAAGCTTTGTTTAGCTCGGACTTGTAGTCTGCTTCAAAATTGTGGAATAATGCTTTGCAGCTTAATACCACTGATTTAATACCAGATAAGATCCCGTTGACAGTGTTACTATATTTCAAGTACACATTTGCTGCAGCGATCATAAGTTTTTCATGTGTTTCAAATTTAATATTGATACCATGATCGGTTAAGCCAGAGTACTCGAAGCAACCTGCTTCGTTACCTTCTCTGTATTTATTGGAAAGTTTTTCGCAACTAACTTTGCTTTCAAAGTCGTATGCTTTCATAACTTTTGCCAATACTTCAGATTCCTTTTTAGATAAGCTAATGTTTAATTTCATTTTTGTTCTCCTTTTAAATTAATACAGTAAAATGAAATATGTGAATAGACTCTCACTGGATTCTATTCACTACTATAGTATACAACTGAAATAACTGAGTTTTACAAAAAAGAATAGGGGTAGGGAAATAAATCCCTACCCCATCATTTGGTATCACAGTTATTTTACCATATATTTAGTCCAATTCAGTCTTTTCTTCATTTCTGAATGGGGCCAGGAATGCTTTTACATCTCTAGGAGCTTTCTTGCCTTTATGATCATGATTAAATGCCACAGGACATTCACCTTTCTTAATCTTAGGTTTATTAACCTCAGCCCATACTTCATGTTGCGCATTGAGGAACTTCTTAGGTTTATCCATAAAGAATGGATCAAGAATACTAGGAGCATTCTTTTTCTTATTCAATGGATAATATAATGCCTTAGCAAGCTTTTGATAATCCAAAGATACGATTACAGACTTATTATCAGTCAATGCCTCATTGAGGGTTAAGATCTCATACTTAGCGTCGGGATTTGACCAATCAGGCATCTCTAATCTGCTCGTATCCGCACAAATCTGAGCGGCCATAATAGTTTCTAAGTGTATAGATTGACATTTTACACTACCTTGGATAGCTGCATCTTGTAATGCTTCTACAATTGTATCTTTATCATAAGACTTAGTAACAGCTTTCTTATTAATAGTATCTGTAAAGATATCAAGAGATTTACCTAAGTCATTATTTTGAATCTTTAATAAGAACAACTCTGTATCTTGTAATTCATTCAAAGGAATATCAATATCAACATTGTCAATTACAATATCTTCATCTTCTATTGCCTTGGAAATCATACTAGCTAGTTTATTAGAAATATATAACTTCTCATCAATAGGAGATCCATCTTCTGCAACTGCAGTGATTCTAACAAATACTTCATCATCAGGAGTGATGATTTCGAAACTATTAATAAATTGATCGATGAAAGGCCCTTCATCTTCAGATGCATGCATATCATCAGAGAACGTTCTATGTTTGAAGAACTCATCATCATTTTCTAATTGGATATCTTGTGTCTTGATTCTTAATTTCCAACCAGACATTTGTTTGTTCTTGAAGATATCTTCTTTTAAGGAAATCTCATTTACATTAATAACTTCAAAGAAGTCATTAAATTGAGGGATCCATTTGATAATCTTAATAACAGTTTCTAGCAAATGTTTTGCAGACAACCGTTTTTGAGTATATTGTGCAGTAATGATTTCTGTAGCAATACGGCCAATAGAAATATCTCTATTTGTATATGCTAAATCACCATAGCATTTATAACAAACACCATGACCTTCTGCATGAGATTTACAAGTAATAGGACTTCTTAACCAAATTTGTTGACCTATTAAATGTTTATCTTCTTTTCTTATTTTTAATTCAATACCATAGCGTTCGAATCTATAATATCTATCTGTAAGCATTTTAAGATGCTTAGGACTTTTAACGGTAATATGAACAAAGTTTTTAGTACCACAATCATAAGTAGGATCTGGATGAAGATGAGTATCCATGCTATTCAAACCAAGGATACGAGAGAAACCACCAGATTCCCCTACGTTCTTCTTAGAGATAATTTGTGCTACACGAGATGCACCATTATCTATATATTGGGCTACTAAGGTATTTAAACCACCATTGATATAGGATCTATTAATAATATCATGATAGATAGAACCTTGACCATCTGGCTTTGTACCAATATTGATATTGTTTTCTTTATACTGTCTGATATTGATACCTTCTTGAGCACCAAATGCGTATTTGAGACAATGATCATACCCAACGATTTCATTAGATTTCATAATGTAATTATCGATAGCATCATGAACTAATTCCATACCTTTATCTTTTACTTCACCAATAGGAACGTTGCTAAGGTCTGCATGAAGTAAGTTAAAGTATTCTTGACTCTTTTGCATGATATCAATATCATCTTCTAAGTTCAATGTATTTGCTAAGAATAAAGCAAATTCATCAATATAAGAGAAATGAAATACTGTATCAGCAATAGCATTATTCAATGCTTTGTTTTCAATATAGATCTTATTAGGATCAATTATATTTTTATCGATATATGCTTTAATAGCATCTGCTGTAGTAAACTTTTCAAAAAATAAATGACGTGGTTCAATACCCTTTTCAATATACACTATCGGGAACCACATCATGAGATTCAATAAGTAATCCATGATGTTCAGTTCGACCGATAGGTTTTGATTGCCTTCAAAGAATGGCTCTATAAAATAATTTTGTACTTTTTCTGTTTCTATGCCGTCTCTCAAAATATTCATTACACCATTAAAGTGGTGATCCCAGTTGTCCTTCGTTATGACACGAGTATCAACTTTCATCTTTCCTTGCTTTACCAATTCTGCATAGATATAATAATTGGTAAGATTACTAACGGATTGTTCTTGCATTTTGTCCTCCTTAAATTTATCACTTTTTAACCTTATAAGGTTGTAGAGGAGATTGTACAAATCTACTACCACTTTTATAGTGTATATTCAAAATAAATATTGAGACAAAAAGGGAGACTACGGAAATAAATCCGTAGTCTATTAGATATTTTTAAAGTTAATTTGGAGATGAAAATCGTTAAAGATTAACGACCAATTTTATTGAAGTTGAAAGCGTCTGGAGTCAATTTGATAAGACGTTTTTGGGATTGCATTGCATCACGACGTACACGGTTGGAGTATTTAGTGTAGATCTTTTTCAACAAACGACGTTCATTAACACGGTTTTTACGAAGAGCTTCCCAGTCAGCATCGCCTTGTTCACGAGCCATTTGGATAGAAGCCAAATGGATACGACGGTTCAAGTCATCTTTACGAGTCATTTTAACTACGGAACGACGACCCAATACACCAGCTTCAACTAAGTTTTGGAAATCAGCGGATTCAGTATATGCTTGGAATTCTTCGTCAGTCATACGGTTCATTTGGTCAATCAACATATTTTCCAATAATGCGTCTTGATCAACAATACCAGCACCTTGGGATTCAACTACAGGTTCGTGAGATTCATTCATCATGAATCCTTCGCTTTTATCGAACAACATAATTCTTTACCTCCTAGGATAGTAAATTTTAAATAAAAATTGAGTTATAACTCTGAATTGTGTGCGATATATGTGCTCGCACAGGAGTTTACCAATATGTTCCTCTTCTCAAAGAAATAATAAACGGTAATCTAGTTATATACTATTAAAATGTAGTATAGATTAAACACCTTATTACAGGTTTAATAGGAGGATAAGATGCAAAATAAACAATTACCAACAGGTATAACTATTCAAAAATATAAAGAAACTATGCTCCATATTCTAGAAAGAACGTGTCCTAAATTAACTAGAATGGAGATCTTAGAAGCTATAGATTATAGTATTCAAAAACGATATAAATCTGGTACAGCCAGATTGCATAATAACTATACAAAAACTGAAGTAGAAATGGACTTCATGAAATTAGCAAATGATCTTTTAGGTGGTAAAGCCATAATGACCACAGAAGGTGTATTGTTTGGTAAGCATGGGTCTGTAAAGAATCCATTCTATAACTTCATTCAATATCTAGCAGATAAACGTGATGAAGCTAAAAAGGAAATGAAGAAGTATCCTAAAGGATCTGAACAGTTTAATGCATGGAATCTTAAACAGTTGAATTATAAAGTATCAGCCAATGCACTATATGGTTGTTCTGGTCAGTATAGTAGTATATTTTACAACCTTTATCTGTGTACCGCGATAACTGGTCAGGGTCGTGGATGTATCTCCGCATCAATAACAATGTTTGAGGGATTGCTTGGGAATAATATGAGATTTGAATCTCTTACTGAAGTATTACAATATATTGAGAATATTGTAAATGATCAGAAAGAAGAAAGATTCAGTAAGTTCAATGATTGTGATGTATTAGATAGAAATATCACAATAGAAGAATGCTATATTCGTATTATGGAAATTTGTGGTACCAAGAATTGGATTCCGTCTGAAGAAGCTAGAGAAGCTATTTGGAATACTATCTGTAATCTAAATCAAAGATGTATCAATATCTTATATTATAAGAATAACTTGTATAAGTTCTGTGAGAACCAAAGAGTTATTAATCTAATTCTTCAAATGCTTACTAAGATGGAAGAGCCATATCTAGATCCAAATAAGGTTCCAGAAACTATAGATTACGAGCTTAGATTATTCAAAGATCTAATATTCGAATATATCTATTATCGCCATATGTTTATAGATAAACTTCCAAGAGTATATGAGATGCAACGTGATATTGTATTGATTACAGATACAGATTCTTGTATTATATCTCTAGATGAATGGTATCGATTTGTATTGAAATATACTATCGGTATTCCTATGAAGATCAAATATACTCAAGCTCAAATAGATGAGGAATCTGATAAGGTTGTTTTACAATATAAAGAAAACGAACCTAAATATGATTATGATTTCTATAATAATAAACTTGTAGAAGCTAAGAGAAAGAAATATCCTTTAGTTGTTATAGAAGAAGATTCTCTAAGATATAGTATTGTAGATATTATGTCTTATGTGGTAAGCCAACTTATCTTGGATTATATGATTCTATTTAGTGAAAACTATAATACTTATGCAGAAGATAGAAGCTGTTTATTGATTATGAAGAATGAGTTCTTATTTAAATCCTTATTACTTACAAAGGGTAAAAAGAACTATTCTACTCTTCAATTAGTTCAAGAAGGTAATCTGATTCCAGAAGATAAACAAATGGATATTAAAGGTATGCCGATGAGTAAAGTTGGTACTCCAGAATCTACTGCTAGAAGATTGGAACAGATTCTAGAATATGATGTATTAAGAAATTCTTTTATTGATCAAATAGATTTGGTTAAGAAGTTTACTGTTCTAGAAAAAGAGATTTATGAATCTCTAAAGAATAAGAGTAAAGACTTCCACAAACCTGCTCGTATTAAGTCTATGAACTTCTATAAAAATCCAATGGCTGTTCAAGGTATCAAAGCTGCTTATGCATATAATACTATTAAAGATAGATCAGAAGAAGGTATCAATCTAGAAGAACGTAATAGTGTATTGATTATCAAAACTAATCTTACTTCTAAGAATGTAAATGAGATAGCTAAAGATTATCCAGAGCATTGTATGAGAGCTAATGAATTATTAAAAGATCCTAACTATAAAGCTGGTATTACTTCTATAGCAATTCCGTCAAATATCGATATCCCAGACTGGATAATTCCATTTATCAACTATACTGATATCATTCAGTCTAATTTAAGAAACTTCCCATTAGAAGAGCTTGGTATTAGTAAAATGGATAGTAAGAATGTAACTCATACAAATATTCTACAGTTTTAAGAGGTTTATATGCTAACAGGTTTAGAAGCTGAAGTTACTGCAGATATTATAGCTAAGAAAGTTATAAATGCTTATAACTCTAGTATGAAAGAGGAAGTCAAGATAGCTTTAGATGCTGTAAAATGTTTAGTAACAGATAATGAATCAGAGACAGAAGTAATTAATGTGCTTAGAAATAAATACAATATGAGAATGGTATTTAAGAAAGTACATGATAATGCTACGACACATACATACATTGCACTTGAATATAAAGACATTGCATTTAGATTAGAATAAAGCAGAGAGGATTAATTTCCTCTCTGCAAATTTTTGTATAATTATATACTATAATTATGAAGAGATTGTATCTTCATAAAATTATTTTGTTTAACTATTTAATCTTTTTTAGTTTATAGGAGGAATTTAAAATGGAAACAATTGTAACAAACCAAGAAAGAATTCAAAATTTAATCAACAGTGGTGAAACTCATCGAAACTTTTTCGTTGAAAAGTTAGATGATCATATTGCTGATATTAAAGAGAAATTAGCTAGTTATCGCCATACTAGAGAAATGGCTATCAAAGCTGATTTAAAAGATGAGAATATTAAGCGAATCATCTTTAGAAAAATCGATAATGGCATTGAAGAATTAGAAGAGTTGTTAAAACAAGCAATTGAAATTCGAAATGGTGCCGTTTCAGATTATAACAATTTAATTGCTAAAGCTAACCGCTTGAAACGTGTAGCTGATATTATTAATGGATAAGGAGAACAAAAATGATTTACACGCAATTATCTTTCAAAGACATGATCGGCTGGATGTGCCCAGAAAAAGGATTTATTATTAAAGAATATTCTGCCGAAAACTTATATCGTATTACAACAAAAGGTGATAATCGTATTATCCCTTCTCAACATTTTACGATGTTTAAAATCAACGATATAGATTCACCAGAAATGGAAATCTATAGATCTGAAGAAGGTCGCAAAATCTATATTCAATCTTTATTAAATCCATCCAGAACCTACAATAAGAAAATGGGTGCTGTTATGGAATCTCTAAAAGAAAGATTGGGTAAATATGGTAAAGAATTGATGGAATTCTTAGACTACAAATACAACGATCAAAAGGATCATGTGGAATATAAAAACTTCCATCTTGTGGTTGGTATGGAATTACCATTCTTAACACCAATGCTTTTCATGAACTATGGCCCATCTGATCAAGTATATATCGGCTCTTTATCTGAACCTTATGGTTTACCTTGTAATTTGAGAGATGAGGATGCCGATGATAATGATCATTGGAGCTTCGTAAGGGAAAATCCTACAGAAGAGGAATTTGATGATTGTTATTTTATTAGCTCTCTAAAGGATAAATCTTATGAAGTTGAAAAGATCCATATTATTAGACGTGATAGTATTGAAGATAAAGAAAAATTCTTCAATTTAGTAGAAAATGATCATGTTATTAGAAGCGGTATTAGTAATGAAATCCTAAAAGCATTCGATACACAAACAGATTGCGGTTATGATTTCGTATGGATTACTAAGCTAACTAAACGATATGATTATGATAGAGCTGCTAATGCTTATAAGGAAATAATCGATATTGCGAATGACGAATATTTCGCTAATATCGCTGTAGAGCCTTATGAGGCTATTGCTATTAATGAGATCAATTATGCTACATTTGAAGGTTATCATAAAATGGATATTGATCATTCATTCCTTGCCTCAAAAATAACTATAGCAGCTTTGTCTGATAATATTAGCGAACAATTCATTGATATGGTAAGAGAACAAGTAGCTTTATTCAAGAATGAAGTAAAATACGTCATTGCAAATATTATGCTATCTGGGTACAATTATTATGATAAAGGATTTATCGTAGATATTCCTGAGTCTGAAATGTTTGATAACATCGAGCTATTTGTTGCTAGAGAAACTGATCATAGATTGACTTCTGATATCAATGGAAAGATTCTAAGACCAAAACCTGAAAAAGATGGCAATAGTCGTCATGTCATATTATTCAGACCATGTGACAAAGATACCACGGATGATTATTGGGCATCTTATATCCCACTATTTAATATAGATATGGCTGATCGCTTATCTGGATATTCGGCTGATGAATCCTATCAAGCTAGAGTAATCCTCTCTATTCAAAAAGGTATTGCTCATATGTTTGCAAGCAGACTTACTACTATAGGTGGCTATAAAGGAGCTGTAAATTCTAGTGTTACAGAAGCTGTTATGATTAATAACGATAATCTTTATTTAAGAGGCAAGGACTTTGCAGTTGATGAATGTATTACTAGATGGCGAGTAATCGATAGAACAAGTGGTCTATATTATGGCCAAATTAAAGCATTAGACCTTGGGCCTCAACCAATGATTCCAAAGACTCCTATCTATGCTATTAAAAATGAATATACTGAAATTAAAGAATAAGTAAGAAAGGTGTTATAGTATATGAAAGAATTTATAACAATTAATCTAGGAGGATATCCAGTACGGATATCCTCTTATGATCGTTTATTAAAATATGAACAAGGTATAGATGGATATGAACAATTAACAGATCATGCATATAATTCTATGCTTTTTCATAATCTAGGATATGAT